AACATTTTTGAGTTGTCTTATTCCATCTGGTCCTGTAATGTGAAATGATTTTACAGGTATCTTTTTACCAAGTGCTTTCTCCACAACTGCAGGTGTAAGAGGTATATATTCTTTTCTACGTACCCAATTTAATACGGATTTTGTATGAGCAGGATACCACTTATTATCTATCCAACTCGGCCCAGCTTGTTTAGAGGGTGCATAAGTGGATTCCATCAATAAATTTTTAAGTTTAATCAACAAACTTCTCCGTTATATCAATAAGTTCATCATAATTATTTCCCCACGCAGCTTTAACTGGATACTTACCTCTCTCTAAAACTTCTTTTATTTCTGTAAGAAGTGGTAATCCATCGTCAATGTGCATATCAAACAGAAACGAATCATAACTATATAATACAAACTTACTCTTATATTTTTCCATTATTTTTCTTACATCCTTTATAACTAATGCATTCGATTCTGTCTCAAGTAACTGAATATAATAGTTAAATAACTTATTTGCGTTAAAATCATTTCCTCTTATTTGTCTACTATAAATATCTGATTTGATAAAATTCTCTTGCTTATAGAGTTGCCATAGTTTATTAGTGAAGTCCTTTACCTTACCAAAGTAATCTATACTCTCTGCTATATCATCAGGAATAAAACCATATAAATATTGAAATGAAAGACCTTTTGCTTCCTTATAACTTATATCAAATCTGTCCGCAAAATGTTGGTGAACTGATTCATCTGAAAATTTATAATCCACTTTCTCTGCAATCAATCTCAAGTGATATGCATCATAATCAAACTCAACTAATTTACCCTCACCACCAAATCTACTAATGAATTTTTCTCTACTACCATCATTCTTATTTAGTGCCGCAAAGTTAATTCCACCAAATCTATTGGATGGACGACCTGTAGATGTGAATGGATTGTACTCTGAATATACCACTCCATCGGTTGTTTGTAAACCATTTTTTTCAATGTATGTAAAGTTGTCAAACATATCATCATTGTATGTCAAGATGTCAGGAGTGTCGTATTTTGAGACGATAACCTGCATTCCTGTTGCTATCTTGTACAGGTGTGAGGTAAATCTCATTATAGGAATAGACGCATTTATATCTTTTTTCTCATGATGCTTCATATGATAATGGCGAATTATATCATCAGAATACAAATCGAAATCAGTTTTCTCACCTGTATTCCAATAATTAAGTAGATTTACATCAATAAGATTGTTTAATTTTGTGAGATGATATGTGTGTTTTTTATCAAGAGTATATAATGATTTATTTTTATTATTGAGTATCCTCAAATCACCAAATTGTAGACACATAGCATCGGTATGATTGTATGGTAATAGAAATGCACTACCATCAACTAATAAAAAAAGAAAGGATAACTTTGTTTCTACTGGATGTTTTTTATGATCGGTAGGAATGGGGATTGCGATAATTTCATTTGCTTCTTCATATTCGTACAAAAAAGCATTAAATTCCGAACTATTCTCTATGAATTTCACTTATAACCTTAATTTGGTTATAAATATCAACTTTCTTTCCCAAATTCAACAAAATTATATATCTTCATTCTAATTTGTGGAAATGTTTTTTCTGCCTCCATGATATTGTGTATATTCAATTCTTCTTGCTTTATCTCATCTTTATTTAAAGACCATTTAATTTTTACTTTAGCATATAATCCATCTGCTTGTTCATAACTACTCTTACGTACTTCTATAACTGGTGCTTTATCATCAGAAGCTAACTGCATAAAATGTCTTATAAAAAATCCTTTTTTATAATCTTCTTTCTTTGGTTTTACCATTGTATTTTTAAAATATTTTGATCTTTTTGCATTATGACTTTTAGCTTCCAAATAACCCTCAAAAGCAGATATGTTTTTTACTCTTATCAATTCTTGTGAATGTTGTTGTGGTCTATTTCCTGTTTGATAAACAAGTCTTTTAGTTTTTGTTATAATTTTATGGTATTCTATTCCAGTTGGTACATATATAGATTTATTATAAGCATAAACAAACTCTTCATACTCTGTAAATCCACTTGATGGTTCTAATTGTTCTATTATTAAATCATTTTCTAAAATAACCATTAGTCTGATTTCCTATTCTCTTGTTCATTTTTACGATACATATCATCTTTCTTCTGTTTATCAGTTCGAGTATCTTCTTTTTCAGGTGGTCCTTGTTTATAAGGTGATTTCCTTCCTCTAGTCTTAGTTAAATAATCGCTAAAAGTAAGATATGGTGGATCGTTTGGATCAGTATTTGGATCATCATCATTGACTATATCAGCTTGTTTTTTTAACATATCTTTTAAAACATTAACTATTGGTTTCTTTGCACCGAATCCATAATCAATTCTCATTAAATTTCTTAATGTTGTTTTCCATCCTGCTGAATCTAATTCGTGAGCTACATCCATTATCTGAAACACACAAGCTTCTCTATATCTCTTAGGAATATACGAACTTGAAAATGCTTCACCTGCAAATATACCACCCGTTCCATCAATAGTTACAGATAATTCTATTGGTGTCATAACGTCTTTTGTTCTTTCTAAAGAAGTTGGTGCTTGTTTTAAAAAATATACCAATGCAGTTTTAAAATGTTTTTTCATTTTTCCATTGTTTGTATATAAGAATCTAAAATCTAACCCTTTTTCCCACCAACTTGCAACAGCAGCGTGTGCTTTTTGTGATATAGCATACTGAGCTCGCAATAGTAAAAGACCAGGATTAGCCCAAGAAATAGTTTTAAAAGCTTTTTTAAGTTTATTAGTAAAAGTTTCAGGTTCACCCTCTTCATCTAGTGATGGAACACCATCTTCTAAAATTTCCATAATTTGCTTTTCAGTATAAATTTGTACTATCCTATCAAAATCTAAATCAATTCCCGTTACACTTCCATCAAAATAAGAAGCTTGTACATTTAACTCTGGTACTAAAGTAGTATTCAAATTATAACCCCAAGTTTTATATTTTGAATTTCCCAATACTCTTTCCATACTCTTCAATATTGCATCTTTAGGATTTTTTGGTTCTTCCATTCCTGCATTAAATAATTTACCTATAGCTTTACCTGCTGGTTCTAAAGATAAATCTTCTGATGCAGCCTCTGTACTATTTATATTTCTTCCATAAATTGCTGCTGTAGCCATCTGAGATGGTAATTTAGTAACCATATCCTGTCTATGCACTATTGAATTAACTTGCCAAGTTGGAAATACCATTAATCCTGGATTTGCAATATTACCATTACCATCAACATAACCCTCTGTTATATCACCCGTAGCTAAATCAATACTCTTATTATTTAATAAATTTCTTACAGGTTGTTCAGTAGTACTATCTTCAATAACTTTAACTTGAAATTCATTATCAGGATCTGAACTTAATTTAAAATCCCAAATATTACCACAAGCTGCACTTATTCTTTTCATTAAATTCATTAAACCATCTTCAAGTGTATTAGCATTACTCATTTCTTCTTCTATAATTTTTGAATTTATAAGTAAATTTCTTAAATAACCTTTTCCTTGTGGTGGTGCTTCTCCATCTTTTGCTTGAGATATTTTTAATTTTTTATTAGCATCTCTCTGTTGTAATTTACGAAATTGGATATTAGAACCTACTGTATCTTTAACTCCACCTGTTAATAAACCACCACCTATACTCATACCCATCCTATCCGAAGTTCCCGTCATAAACTCTTTATATTTACCTACCGCACCTTGTGCTCTCAATGAATCTTCATCTATTGGTTCTACATTAAATGGTGCTAATTCTCTAACTTTATTCATTAAACTTACATAAGCCGCTCTTGTAGTTGAATATCCTTGAAAATGTTCACCTGCGGGTGGTGGTGCGGACATTCCTGATATTTCTTTTGTTGCAAAATCTAAATCCATTGGCCATTGACCAGGTATGATAACTTCATTCGCATTTAATGTTAATAAATTATCAACATCATTATTTATTTTAACACTTTCATAAACATTTGCTCCATCAACTCCAGTAAATAATTTATCTACAGAACGTATTTGATAACCTATTTTATTATTATCATGAATTTTTGATATAAAACGACTTAATATATTATCTTCAAACCAACCATATGTTATATAAGGACCAAGATATCTTTCATCAATATTACTATTGCTAGTGAAAAGTCCAAGTTTTTCTACAAGTATAGTATCCTTAAACTCTTCATTTTCACCTTCAATTGTATTCTTCCAATCAGCGTCTCCACCTGCACCTAAAACTCCACCATCTTCATAGATATATTTCATATTTAATAAAATTTCTCTAAAATTTTCAAATAATATTTTTGGTGGCATATTTTGTATACCCTCTTTATCTGCTTTAGGAAATTCTTCTTTTAAGGCTCTTTGTATTTGATCATCATCTCTTATTTTTTTAACTTCACCCTCTCTACTTTTTAAAACAGATCTCTCTTGTCTGATTTGATTTCTTATATCAGCTGGGATTTCAAATGATGGTGTTTCTTCAGAATCACCCATTTGTGTTTTAAAAACATTAGAAGATGGTGATACTATTTCTGTAACACAATCGAACCCACCATCATCTCTACCAGTCCAAGTAAAATTTTTAACTATACCATATACTAATTCTTGATTACCTTTTCCTTTTTTTCTAACTACATTACTCAAATCACCTATTTTTTTTGCATCCATTTTCATCCAATTGTCATAGATAAATTCTTCTGGTGTGTGACCAGGCCACATCCAACCAAACTCTAATGCTACTGAAACTCCTGGAGAAAGAAAATATGGTGTTAATCTCTCTAATGTATCAAAATCCCAACATATCCATTTTATTTCTGCACTTCTTATAGCTTTTGATTGTCCTTGTATTCGCGTACTTATTCCTTTTAACCCAGCAATTGGTCTATTGTAATTATCTTTTTGATATACATCATAAAAATCACCACGAATCGCTCCATTAATTTTTGAGGTTTTACCACTTACTTTTTGATTTACTGTTTTTAATACATTACCAACTTGTTTAGTTGTTTCTACTTGATCTGTAAAACTTAATTTTCCGGCACTCAATCTTGATTCATCAACCATTTCTTCCCCTGCAGATATCACTACGGGTTGGTCTGGTGCATCTTTAGGAACTGATAATGAAATCATTCTAGCCCAAGTAGTTCTAGCTTGCATATAGTTACCCTTATCACCTGATAGAGGTTCTCTAACTGGACGTTCTTTTTTTCCAGATTGTTTTATCTTTTCAATAAGGGTTTTTTGAACTTCTGAATCAATTGGTTTTAACTGAATCATTTTTTACTCATTTAGTGCGTTAAAATTAGCGATTATAGTTGTAATATTGCCTGGAATTCTTATTTGAAAGTTTGGATTTAATATGGTTCTACCTTTACCTAATTCATTTGCTTGTGCGATAACCCACCACAAAGACGCATCATTATAGTATTTATAAGCTAAATTATCTAATCTATCACCATCTTGTGGATAAACAAATTGATCATTATCTGATATTGGTATTGTAGGATATATAGCAGGAACAAGAACTCTCTGTCCTTTTTTATTAAATTTTAATAATATATCATCATATCTTCCCATAATTTAAACTCCTACCCTGGAAATGGAATATTTACTGCTTTTGGTATGTCTGCTGCAGATACACCTTCAGATTTTAATTGTTCTATCAATGCTTTTTGAGCCATAATTGCTTTATCACCTTTTACTAATTTATCAAACTCTTTTTTACCAACTCCTTTAATACCTAACGAATCAAATAATTGTTGATGTGCTTTTCTATTAGGTCTTATTGAAGCTGCTAATGCAGGATCTCTATCAAATGTTCCAAATTCTTGATCACCATCAAGCCAGGGTAAATCATAATGTTTACCTGTAGTTTGTGGAGTTCTCTTATCAATAACTCTCATGTCTGCTGAAACATTAATTAATTTTGGTAGTCTTAAACCTGGTTTAATTTCCCATAATGATGCATTATCTACTGCGAAATTTAAACTCTGAAAAATCATTGGTTGTTTATCAAACATATCACCTAATGTAAAACTGAAAAATGGTGATATCATACGATTTTTTTGTACTGTAGGATATACTAATCCTCTTAAATAATTTAATTTATCCCAAAGTGTAATTAATTCTTGAGCTGATTTTGGCATCACTTTAAATGTAACATTAACATTTCTTGTAGCACCTTGATAAACATAAACTTTATCTGGTCTACCAATATATCTTTCTTCTGCATATTCAGGTGAAGATGTGTCTGAAACACTTTCAATAATTGCTCTGAATATAATCCACTTACCATTCACCATATCTCTAAATTTAAATGGAATAAAATCTTTATTTTCATCATTTGCAATTTCATCTGCTGTAGTTCCACCATATGGATGTAGATTTACATGGTCATTTAAAGTATTTTTTAATCCACCACCTGCATCAACTTGAATTACATTACCAGCTTCGTCAACTGCAGTTCTACCAGGAGCTCCTGAATCTCCAAGACCTCTTTCTATAGCAGCTTTACTAATTGTATTTTCATATCTACTTTCTTCAGAAAGTTGACCATAACTTAACATTTGATATTTTTGTAATCTTTTTCCTGCTTTATCACCAGCTTTTTCTACTACATTTGGTATGTCTTTTGGATATATATTTGAATTTAAAGGAGCTCTTTTCTCCGTATTTAATGGGAAGTTTTTATCCTCTACACCATATCTTTCACCACTTAAAAATCCTGCTTGAACTGCATAAGGCATTTTTTTCTTTGAATCAAAACCTATACCAAATTTTGGTCTAGCTTCATTAACATCTGCACCATCTTGAGGAGCGACTAACTCTACATAACTATTTTCTTTACTGTATAAATTAGTCAAACCACCTTTGTTATCTTGAGCTACACTTGGATTGGCTGTTGTATAATAAAGTGATGGTGTATCTTCTGTACCACTTGCTCTTGTTCCTCTATCACCAAGAATTGAACCTGCTATGTTTGCATATACTCCATATCTCATTCCATTGTTAATCCAATCAGGACGATTTACTTCATCTTTACCAAAAGATTTAGTTCCAACTGCATTAAGAGCAGCTGGTTGTTGTATTAAATTTTCTAATGCTGATTGAAACTTTGCTCTACCCACATCAAAAGCAACCATATCAAAATGAAGTGAACCTTTAGATATCTCAGCTCCTAATCTAATTGCTGGAAATGCATTTGACAAATCTGGCAAAGAAAAAGAACCTAAACCTAATCCACCTTTACCACTAAACTTAGGGAAATTTAATTCTATTCCTTTTACCGCATTAAGTATACCATCAAATGGATTTCCAATATTAATATCTGGTAAACTTATATTAGGTAATTTTGGAAGTTTCATATTTGGTAACTTCGGTAAACTAATATTTGGTAATTTTACTCCTGGTACTGGTATAGAAGATATAAGAGATGCCGCAGTATTAGCTAACCCACCTAAAATATTTTTCAAACCACTAAAATCAGGAGTTTGTACTTTAGGAAGTGATATTAAATCTGGAAATAAGGATGTAAATGCATTTAAATTACCCAACTGAATTCTTGGTATTTCTATACCTCTTATCAAATTACCAACTGTATCACCAATTGCTTGTCCTGCTGATGCTGCTGCATTAAGAACATTAGGGAAAACATCAACTATACCATTTGCAGCATTTTTAATTGCTCTACCTGCTCCTGTTAATATATCACCTGCTTGAAAACTTGGATTCAAACTAACGTGAGGAAATGCCACATCAATACCATCCATAAATGATAATGTACCACCACCCATATCAATAACAAAATTACCAACATTTTTAACTAATTGAATACTTGGTGAACCTGCAGGAATTTTATGTCTAACGTAATGTGCAGTAAGAGGTAACGAATCTATAATTGAACTTTCTCTCCAAGATCTGATATCACTACCTTTCATTTCATTTACTGTTGGTGGTGTACTACCAAATATATCTCTTCCTGTAGAAAATCTTTGTTGTTTTGGTTCAAGTAAAAACTTGTTATTTTGTCCTAATCTATCACTAATTATTTTTTGTAAACTTCCATCTACAGGAGGCATATCTGATCTCATAACAGGACCACCTGCATTTAAACCTTGTAATATATGTTGTTTTGCTATAAAACCAACACCTCTTGGTGTTAGTAAAAATTTACCAATTCTTTGAACGTCAGCTGCAGTTCTTGCTGCTGATGTAACTGCACCTGCTCTTACTATACCACCATCAAACGATCCTAAATTACCTGGTCCCCATCTATCACCTATTCCTTTAATAATAAATGGTTCATCAAAACCAAATCTATCATTATTTCTTGCACCTAATCTATCAGCGTTATTAAATGCTCTATCATAATACTTCTGTAAATCAGGTGTTTGCATTTCTACTATAGTTATTGGTGTAAAATTATCATTGAATTCGTGAGTCAATATTTCACTTTGACGACTTATAGAAGTAAACTTACTCTTCTCAACTTGAAATCTTGGTGGTGTTTCAAATGTTTTTGCTCCTGTAACAATAGTAGATGAGTGACCATCTTGAAAAGATTGTGGTGTTTGTTTTGAACCAACACCAATAGCTAAATTTGATTTCATTTCTTTAAGTGCCATTAACCTACTCCTGATCCTTGTACTGCTCTAACCATATTTGCATTACCCTCTTGAACTGTTGTTATCAACATATCCATTTTATCAGTTCCACCACCACCTGATGGTGCTCCACCTGTTCTCATAGCAGTTGTTATTCCACCACCACCTGCTCCACCAGCGGTGATAGCTCTTGAAAGAGCTGCTGCATCTAAACCAGTTGCTGCAGCTAACGCTTCTCTTCTAACTGCATCCATAGCGTTAAATTCTTCTGGTGAAACCAATTGACTTATCTCTTCCATAGCTCCTGCTATGTCATTATTAAATACCATTTCCCTTGCTTTTTCAAGATTTAATTCTTTACCTAATAAAACCTCAGCTTCCATTTGTTTCTGTATAGAATCTTCAAAGTTTAAAAGACTATTTGCTATGGAAGCTACATTAGACAATTCTAAACCTAATTTTTTAGCCGATATTGCAGCTGCTGCTATATTTGCTCCACCATCTTGACCAAATTTAGCAAAAATTTCTGTACTCTTCGCTATATCGTTCATCACCTCACCGACAGGAACATCTGCTGTTCTCGCCATATTACCAAATAATTCAGCTGAATTTAAAGAGGCTTCTAATGTACCACCACCAACTGATTGTATATTTCTTGCTAATGATCCAACACTATCTGCACTCAATCCAAAGTTTGCTACTAAGTTACTAGCTTGTAATGTGGCTGCAGCTGTTGCTTTACTAAAACTACCAAACTCTGAAGCTATACCTTTCATAATACTCAATGTATCTTCTTGAGTCATTCCATTAAGTTTGTTAACAGCTGCTATTGATTTAGAAGTAGCTAATATTTTTGAGGTTTCTTTAAAGGAAGTACCTAAATCTCTTTGAGTTTTATTTACTTCTAATCCAAATCCTATCGCAGCTACTGCTAATGCTGCAAAACCAAGTTTAAGTAACTTTGTGCTTTTAAGAATGCCTGTCATTCCCTTTCCACCATTTTTCACACTCCTTAAAAAATCACCTTTAAGTTCTCCTGCCATTTGAGATATCTTACCTTCTTCACCTCCAAGATTGAATTGCTTAGCTAACCATTGTCCTCCAGGTAAATTATTAACCATACTTTCAAGTCTATCAGCACCATCATCAATTATATCAAATATTTTTCTTGTAGATGGATCGTTAAGAGCCTTACCCATTCTTTGAGCACCTCTAGCAGCTTCCTTTAAATGTCCTGCACTACGTGCACCTAAATTGTTTATATATGCATCTGTAATTGCTAATTCTTTTTTACCAGATAAAAAGTCGTCTAAATTATCAGAAATATCATCATAAAAACCTAAAACTTCTTCAGTAGCTTGTTTTTCATACTTTTGATAATAACCAGCCTTAGCACGACCTTTGGCCATTTTTTCAATACCATCCGTAAACTCTTTTGTCATGTTCAAAATGGGTTTTTGGCGCAGAGCCATCTTATCGTAACTATCATTGATGGCATCAATTAATTCTTGAGCTACTTTTAGTTGTTCATTTATTTTTTGTTGTTCTTGATACGATGGCATATCATGTATCCATTACTATTTAATGTCTTTAAATTGGTTCTTTTCCATTTTGGCTACAGTCGCTTTAAACTTAGCGAGTGAATCGTTCATGTCTTTAATGTTTTTTTGTAATTTTTTATTACCCTGAGCTGCTTTCATAGCTTGACGATATTTACCACCTGCTATTAGACCTATCATCTTTTTGATGATAAAATCAGTAACACCCTCATTTACTTTTTTAGACATATTGTTGCTCCATTGAAAATTGTTTGGATTTAGTTATAAATAAATATCAAAAATTAGGATTTTCGATTGGAAGACACAGCCTGGTCGTATGCTTTTTGTCGCTCTTTAGCGATATCTGCATACTCTTTAGCTAATCTTTTAAGATAGTATTTTCTGAGATGTACGGGCATAGCATACACTTCATCAAAAGTGTAACCACCATTTCCGTAATTTAGTAATGTGAATATTTCTTCGTGGACTCGAAGTTTATTATGATGCGTTAGGCCAAAAAAACCCTGTCCCTAACGGGACCACCACCTCCTGGGTGTGCGAACAATGTGGGCAAATATATGGATAATTCATATCTACTCCAGGAGTAACTTTGTTAAGATGTTTTCTAAACTCAAGAGAGTCTATTGCTAAAAACTTATTATCAACAAAGTCATTAATAACTGATTGTGTGGTATCACCATCTACTGACGTAATCATTTTTTTAAATCTAAATGAATTCGTATAATCTACATCTGGTTGAACTTTTTTCATAGCTTCTACATCTTTATCTACCAACATTTCTTCACCACTATTTAATAGTTTAAATTCTATCTCTACTTTAGTAGTTGGCAATTTCATAGAAAACTTATTTTCTTTTACATTATCTGGAATTTCTGTATCTTTTAGTTGTGTACAATCAACTTTTAAATCACCTGATTCACCACATTCTGAACAACCTGCTTTTACATTATATTCTTTACCATAACCAAGTATTCTTGCAGCTATCATTAGTGCATTCTTATCACCTATTAGTAAATCATCAATCTTGACTTTTTTATCTACTATAAGTGATTCAAGAACTTTATCTATCACGATACCTTTTCGTATTAGATTTATAGAAGTAAGAATATCTTCTTCTTTTGCTGTCATATATTTTAATTCAACCTCACCTTTTGAAAGTGGGTTTGTTTTGGGATACAACTTTCCCTTAGACGGAAGAGTTACCACTTCCGTTGGAAATTTATATTGCGCCATAAGCGTTTCCTCTGATTGTTATCATTAAGATTTAAAACCTGTTTATTATAACTATATTAGTAATTTTTGAAATTACAATTTATTTTGATGGTGAGAATTTCTCTTTAATTGGTTTAAGTAACATATCAAATAAGATATCGTCATATTTTGTCGGGGTCATTTTCACGATTTTTTCTAAAGCGTAAATAACGACTAGTACATATTCCCAATTTGCTGCTATCCATTCACTCATTTTTAACTCCTATTAATTAGAATTGTAATATTGCGTAATCATATTGTAGTGTTAAGGTGATGTCTGCTGGCTCATTAGATTCGAAAGCCACCTCACCAAAATTTGCTGTTGCTACATAAGCACCCTTTAAAGTCCATTCTTCAACTACATCTCCGACTGGACCTAACATATTGAATGTAACATCTTTCTTATAAAAATCTGCATATCCATCTCTACCTGTTACGGATTCATGTCCTAAACGAACCCATTCCATAACTGCTTGTGCACCACTTGGAACAACTGGATCGTATAATGTTATATCAACTGGCTGCCAAGTTCCTTTACCTTTTAAATGTCTTTTGACATTGATATGGTCTAAAATCATTTCCTCAAACTGTATCTGAGGTCTTGCAGCTGCTTTGACTAAATAAGATGGTATACCCTCAATATACATAATAAACCGATTTTTTGTTTTCGGTTCAAACGGGGTAAAAAATATTTCATTAGTATCTAAAATGTCAGGCATTATTGTCTCCATTAAAAGCATTTTGTATCTTCTAATATAAATATCAAAAAATTAAAAAATAAGTAATATGTATATTATATACTTTTTATTAGTTTTATAGAAGTTTTATACAAAAAGAAAAACCCCAACCGAAGTCGGGGTTTTCATTATACGTCAGCGTTATTTATAAGTTAAACTTATTCAGGAAACGATGCACCTGTAGGTTGAACAACAAAATCCAACACAATGAACTCAGCAGTTCTTGTAGGTTGAATAAATATCTGTCCAACTAATCTGTTTCTATCCACAACATCTGGAGTATTGTTAGTTTCATCCATTACTACTTTAAATGCACTTAAACCACTATTGGATTGTACACTTTCAAGATAAGGATTAACAATATTCAAGAATCTGTTTCGTGTAGCTACTGTATTTTGTTCAAATACTAAGTATCTTGAAGATGATGCGATGAATTTCTTCATTGCTATCAATAACCTACGAACATTGATTCTATCTAATGCTGATGGTTTAGATTGTAATGTTTTTTGTCCGAAGACAACAACACCTTGACCTGGGAATGAAGCTATTGGATTAACTCTTTCTTCATAGAGATCGTCTCTTTCAGCGTGTGTTAATCTTGTTTTAGCTTCTAATACTGTAGTTAATCCACCACGATTCAAACCTGCTGGTGCGAACCATTCGTGTGCGACTTTATCAGTAAATGCGATTACTCCAGGTAATACAACTGATGGTGGGACCCAAACTGGTCTGTTTGTATCTCCATCAACTATCTTAACCCAGGGGTAATATGTTCCTGCATAATTAGTATCCAAAGCACTTACAGTATTTGTTGTAACAGCAATACTATCATCGTATGCTGCTGAATCCATAACATAGAAAGCGTCTGCTCTTGCTTCAATTTTCAATATTGCATGATTCGTTACTTTTGGATGTAATCTATGTATCACACCAGGTGTTACCAACAAGTTGATATCAAACTCATCAGGATTACTTATTGCATTAATTGCTCTTTTATAAGCTACTGAACCACTTGCTGTAGCACTTGAGATATCAAATCCCATAGTGTTTGTTGCACTTATGTCATTACCTGTAAGTTTTGGATTACCAGGATTATCACCATCAAATCCCCATTGGAAAGGAACTGTAAATTTCCTTTGTTGGATTGCTGACAATGCTAATGTAATATTCTCTGTAGCGTCTGAATATGTAGATGCTAATGTACTTGCATCAGCGTGACCTAACATATTTTCAATAGACATAGAGACATTACCCGTTGTAGCTGCTGTCTTATAAATTGGTGATAAGTATTCTGCATTGTCAGGACGTTTATCCATATCAAAGCAAAATCCGTAGAATATATTTGAATCAAAATCACCATTAGAATTTTCCTGTGTCCTAATGAAAGAAGCACTTGGTGCATTAGCTACTGGTATATTTACCGCGCCATGACCCATAGGAACAACTGTCGTTGGATGGTTTTCTAAATTCTTGTAATCACCAACACGAATATGTTTACTCATGTTTGGATAATCACCTTTATATGTTAACTTACCATTTGAATCAATTTCAACAAATCTATCACCAATTACTTTAGCGAAATAATTTGCTGCTTCTGGATCAAATGTCAAGTTGTCATATTGTTCTACTATTTGATTATCTTTTGTTTTATTTGGTGCATGATGTCGAACTTGTAATGAAAATGTTCCATAATCACTACCTGCTACAGCCGATGCTGCTTTTATATTCAAGACATTAACTTTATAACTCTTACTCATAATCGTTCCATGTGAACGAGTATAAACTCTGAATAAGTTATATCTTGCACCAGCTACCAACTGTGATTGTATGTAAGGTGTTCTAGCAACACTATAATCTTTGTTACCAGTCCACGAATCAGCATTACCATCCGTATCATATGTAGCTACACCTGAATTTAAATCAAGTGTACTTGTTGAACAACTAATTGCTGTCCAAGCACCTGAACCACTTGCGGATTGTATGCCTTTGAAGTTTTTGTAAAGATAGACTGGAACTGTAGTTCCCGCTCCATCATCTGCTATCTGAGGATCTGTACTAAGGACATCTCCAATATAATTTGCACTTGAAGTACTAAACGAAATAGTTTTTGTGTAAGTAGTAATACCACTTCCACTAACTGTTAACGTATATGCTGCAAATGTTCCACTACCCGTTGATGGTGTCAAATCAGCAGTTCCGTTTGTTCCACCACGTGATGGTGCTAAAACGGCAAATGTTGTATCACCCCATTCATTGGCGCCATTTGATGATAGTGTAATTATATCAGGTTTATATCCACCTAGTCCCAAAACCCTCACGACCGTTACCGAACCAGCGGAACGTAAATATTGTTGTACAGTATATGGTGTATAATAACGTCTGTCGAGACCACCAAACATTTCTTCATATTCCGAATAGTTATTCAGAATAGTAGGTGTAAAAGCTGGACCTTTAACGGTGGGACCTATAATTGCCGCACCAATGTCTGCTATACCCTGTGGAAGAAATGATAAGTCTTTCTCTTGTGTAAATACACCAGGACTTACGATTCTTTCAGCCATTGAGTTTCTCCTAAATGAGTTTTAATTTTATAAAGAAAATTAGTTATTTATAAGTATAAACAAAAATCCCCAAATACAACAATGTGGGGATTTTTCTTCGTTTTTTAAAGTTTTTTTTAACTATTTGGTGTAAATACACCAGTTTCAGGGTCTAAATTACCTGATCCATATTTGTCATTCAATTCTTTAGCAACTTCTCTCTCTTTTGCTTGAGTATCAGAATACTTCTTAGCATATTCTTCTTCAGATTTTGCTAATCCATCTATCTGTTGTTGAAGTGCGATTTTTTGAATTGCTACTTGACCAAATGCAGTTTGACATTCGAGATAGTCTTGTTGAATTTGTTTCAAAGACTCTAACTCTTCATCTGTAAACTTAATTTCTTTGGTTGAATCTTCTAATTTGTCAACCAATTTTGACTCTTCTGCCATAACATTTCCTCTTAATTTATGTTACTAATAAGTATTAATTACTTGTTCAAACATTCACAATTTTTTTCAATATGTTCAACTTTTTTGTGTAATTCTTTGATAGATTCTATCAATAATGGAACTATTAACTCATATTTAACAGCTTTATATCCATCACCTCTTTCAGTTACGATTTCAGGAAGAACTTTTTCTACTTCTTGTGCTATAACACCATAAGAATGTTCACCTGCAAATACTTCTTTGTTATCATTCCAATCAAACTCTACACCACGAAGTTCTGAAAGTTTCATTAATGGATCTCCAATTTTCACCACATTATCTTTCAATCTTTCGTCTGAAGAATAGAATGCCACAACGTCATTGTTAAAGTTTGCAAGTCCTGCTGCACTCATATCTAATGTAAGAGCTGTTATTTCAGAAGTAGAATCTTGTCCTTTAAATATTATGTCTTTATCGTCAACATCCGTAACAATTACGAAATCACTTGAAGCGTTCTTAAACGAAGCGATTGTAGTTCCACCTGATTTTATTACAGTATCATTACCACCAGCGTCTAATATAATATCTGCAGCTGCATCTACTGTTAGATTGTTTGCTGATATCACTAAGTCAGTTCCATCACCCTCAATCTTCTCACTAGCTCCACCGAAGACTATACCAACGTTATTTGGAATATGAACATCCGAAGTTGCTGTTAGATTGATTTTAGCACCTGAGTTTATGGTTAAATCTGTATCATCTGACTCAATCTTTTCACTTCCATTAGCGTCAAATACTAATCCAATATTCTGAGGTATGTAGACATCTGATTCTGCAGTAAGATTTATTTTTGCACCTGCTATTGTTAAATCAGTTCCATCACCTTCAATCTTTTCACCATCGTTTCCGAATGTAAGACCTACGTTAGCTGGTATATTAACATCCGTAGTTGCTGTTAAATTAATATCATTACCAGAATTAAAAGTAAAATCAGTACCATCAGATTCTATTTTTTCAGCTGAATCTGTAAAGTGTAAACCAACATTAGTTGGAATCACAACATCAGTTGTAGCACTTAAATTTAATAAACGACTTGATGCTATTGTTAAATCAGTTCCGTCTCCCTCTATCTTTTCACCATCATCACCGAAAGTCATTCCTATATTTGCAGGTATATTTATATCTCCACCAGAACCTACTGTAATTGTTAAATCGGTGTCATCGGATTCAATCTTTTCATGCGTTCCAAACATAATTCCTACGTTAGCTGGAACTTTAACGTCTGCAGTTCCTGTAAGATTAATATTGTTACCTGTTATAGTTAAATCAGTACCATCACCTTCAATCTTTTCACCATCATTACCGAAAGTCATTCCTATATTTGCTGGTATGTTAATATCACCACTTCCACCTACATTAATACTTAAATCAGTTCCATCACTTTCTATATATTCACCTGTTGCGTTTCCACTATGGTCATTAAAGGATAATCTATTTGCTACAAATACATTTGCAAATGAACCTGTAGAAGTAGATGAACCACTTACAAGTGCGGAATTAATTTTAAT